CCCGCGCAGACTATCAAAACTGCGTCCCGAACGGCGGGAACGGACTCAAGCAAGCGCAAGGGCAGCTGCTTTAGCGGCAAGCGGACCGATCGTGTCGCGATTATCGTAGATGAAACGAGCGGTTTGTTTGAGAGGGGAGACGAGGGCGAGGGCAAGACGGCGGAGCCATTCTAAATGTTCACCATTCTTCATCGCACGAGGTTCACGACATAGGAAATTAAGACCTTGTTCATAAATATCAGTGGAGCCAATAAGCGATTGATGCTCCCAAAGTCGAGTATTTGACGTGAATTCATACGTGGTGGTGATTAGAACGCGACCGGCAAGGTAGACACCAGGTGTCATACCTGCCGGAGTAGCCATCTGCCCAGAAATCAAAAGGCATGGATATGTGGCGCGATTGGCGGCCTCAGGATTATTGAAGTGAGAATTGATGACAGGATCGTCTGGAACGTAATAACAGTAGGCTCCTTCACGGAGATTGCCGCTGTAATTACCATCAATTGCTCCCAAAGAAGCCCAATCCTGAAGTTGACCAACAGCGCTGTTTGAAACGTTGGTGAAAAAATTGGGGGCACAGGTGGCCGCTGGAAGGCATGCGGCCGCAATATTGCCACCATTCGTGAGAGATGGAAGAGAAGAAGTGAACAACATAGACATTGCAACGGGGCGGATTTGTGAGACTGCGCCAGCATTTTGCCAGGAAGTGTTTCCCAAAGTGGAAACAGGCGTGATGGTGAGAGCGGGTGTTCCTGGATCAAGGGTGGCAGTGATAGGGCCGACAGACCAATTGCCCGTAGCATTAATGATCACGTCGGCAGAAGAGGGAGGGGCGCCGTTAAAATTTTCACCTGTAGGACTGAGCGTGGCGTTTCCAGATAGGGGAAACACGGAAACAGAGTCAGCAAAGAAAATGTTAAGATGAAAAAGACCGGCGCCACCATGGATGGTGAAATTGGTTCCAAGACCTGCGTCAAATGTGGCATGAAGAGAAGAGCCGTAATTGAGGGGATCGAAAAGCGGAGCAGTTCCAAAAGGCGCGGCGGGCGAAGTACCGGGCCCACCAGCAACTCCAAAGAAAAAAGCTGGAGTGCCGGTGAGTTGGGAGATGTAACGATCTTCCCGGATATCGTAGCCGCCCACAATCTGTTGATAGGCATCAGGTTGTGACCAGTCAGTGTCGAGGGGAATACCGACCTGAGTGAGTGCTACTTTGAAAGTGTCCACGTTCGTCCCATCTTTACCTAAGATCGGCTGAGCGAGAATGGAAAAACGTCCATCATTCTCGTTCCCAGAGAAGTTCACCTGAATAGGCAGGTCGTAAACGCTCTGGCACAAACATGTTTTTCTAACGTCAGCGTCTGGAATACGGGTCATGTAGGAGGAAGGATCGGCGAGCGACAAGGCATATTTCTCAGCCATGCGAATGTCTCTGGCTGACATGTTGTTATTCTTGTCCAATCGAGGAGCTCGACGAATCCTTTGGATTTGTTGTTGTCTAAGTTGTTGATTTTGTTGTCGTTTGTTTTGTTGATTTTTCGTCTCGGAAGTCGCTTGTCGGCGAGTCCGTCGGTTTGGCTGTGCACGAGCAGCCGGTGTTCGTTGGTTGGTTGAAGTTCCTGACATTCTAAACGTTGGGTGTTGAAGCTAGGAGTTTGTCAGGACCCTCCCACCACCCTTCAACGGCCGACGAACGGCGACCGAGATCGGGGTTATTAAGCGTAGTCAACCATCGCGAGTCGCAAGAACCCGGGGTGACTGAGAAAATGAAACGGAGTGGCAGGGATCATGGATTCCATCTCCAAGAAATCTGCGTCAGTTAGACCATAACGCAGATTCAGATGAAGCCACACCTCCTCTGTAATCAGAGGCTTCCTGGTGTCTGCAAAGCGCACAGTTTGCCAGGGATCAAGAACATCATAGCGCTCTTGGACGCGCTGATGAGCGAATTGTTGGACGAAAGCACGGACGAGAGGGATTTGGAGAGTAAAAGAAAAAGAATGAGCAAGATCAGCGAGAAATTGAAGAGACGCCTCGGCGTAAGTGCGCCGGGGGTAGAGTTCAAGAGGGCTGCGCCAGCACTTGGGCATCTTCAGAAACCGGCTGGGCAGAGGGCCCCAGAAGGGCCCTCGGTCTGTGGGGTACCACATGCCCTTCAAAAAGGTGACATCATGTAGTCCAAGATTCTTCTTGAGCTTCACGGTCATCCCAAGCAACGCGTAGTCTGCCACGTATCCCCCATAAATCAAGGCGTGGCCGACAGCATTGTAGATGGAATTGCCGTTGGTTGTATTCGGTCCTCCAGTGGCGCGTTCGCTTCTATGAGAACGATCAATGCGGATATGGTTAGGAACGGGACCCTTCCCTTCAAGAATAAAGGGGACCTCCGTGGTCTTTTTGATGATGTCAGCTTCATCAGCTGGAATGCCCAAGCGTATATTAAACGCTCTCTCAAAAAGGGCAAAACCAACATCCTGACTTTGATCACACATAGTGAGATCACATTCATCAAAGGACTCAGTGAGGGAATTGTAAATAAGGCCATCATCTCCGCTAACCAGAATGTGAGTTTGATGTCTGTTGCGGAGAATTAGGCGCATCCAATCAGAAAGATCAAGATCAGACCATCCACAAGCATAGTAAAGACGCATGCTAGTCAAAACCCGCCTAGGCCGGTGAATTGACTCAGTGTCTAAGAATGCTGTGGGAGGGTTGAGACGTGAAGTGGGCACTTCCCAACCAGTTTTGCTCCAAGTGTTTTTCAAGCGGTCTTGGGCCTCTGACACGAACGGCCCGACACGCAACTGAACAATTGAAGCGACGACAGATATGCCACGAGGTTTCATTTCCAAAAAACCATCTGTGACACGGAAAAGAGCTTCATCAGTCTTAACCATCACTTTGACTGAACGAGATTTCTTTTCCAAAAGAAGCCTGCCGCATTTTTCGTAGGACTGTAAGTCGGCTATATATTTCTTCAACTTACGCCCAGTGAAATGTGTGAACCAGGATGGAGAAACTCGACCATAGACTATGGGAGCAAACCTGGGGCAAAATAAAGCAAGCATGACGATAATGGAAATCCACAAAGTTTGTGTCGCTGCATTGCCAAGTGCGGCTACCATCAATCGGTGTTTTGCTACATGCTTGAGATTTGCGTTCGTGGGCTCAGGTCGTTGCCACGGAACGCATGTGGGAAGAAACCAATGAGTTTGAGTAGGCTTCACCCGATCGGCCAGAACTAATAGATGACCGGTTTTGACCAATTTTTGGCACCTCACGGGTTTTTTCGCAACAAAAGCAGTGAGGGCATTTGGAAGTTGGGCCTTGGCGGGAGGAAAAACCTCCACAAGACGGGGCACGTCAAGAAAGACGCGTCTCTGATTCCAAGGACTTTCATAAAAATGTGTGCGAAACGCGTCGTAATGAGGACAAGATGAGCGCAACGGTCTCAAGCACTTAAAGAAAATGAAAGAAAGAACGAAAGAAAGGATTTTCCAGAGATCAGAAAGACAGGTAAACAGGCCGGCGCGAGTCCGGGGCCAACGCTGGAAAAAATGATCACGGGGTCTGTAAGAAGGAACAAAATAACTCACAAGACGAATGTCCAACAACTCTTCATAAACGACGAGACAATTGTAAAAACAGTGGAGAACGATGGCGATTTCCAAAGGACACATCGCAAAAATCCAGTGAATTAAACAATTTTCCAGAATACAAAAATTTCCATAATGGTGATGCCGCCTAGCATGCCCAGCGCTTTCCATTAATGGGAACAGGAAAGCAAAAATGGGATGGGCATGCTTCAACAATTCCTCCAAAACCGGGCAAATTATAACAGTTTGGAGAGTGGCATAATAAAACTGGAAAGATTCTGGAATCTTGAAGTAAATGAATTTGTTTTGAGTGATCCAAGGCCAGAAGAAGAGCGAGTAGACGGGGGCAAGCCTGTCGAAAACCTGGATAAGCATGCGGGTATGAAAAGAACCCACACCAGGTACCTGCGCTGGATAAGGAGCATAATAGCAAGCAGCAGCAGCAGGAGCAGAGAGAGCGAAAAAGATGGTGGAAATGAGAGCGGCTAAAGAACCGAAACCATCAAAAAGATAAATGAAAAAGCTCAGAAACAATAAGCCGAGAGCGAGGCCTGCGAAGACGAAAGGGGCACACGAAGGAGGTTCCACGCGCTCCTCCTCAAAAGTTACGCCCCATCGAGAGTGGAAATGATTGAGCGTGTTCACTGAATCTTGATTTTCAGCGAGAAATTGAGGAACTAAATGAGCATTCGTGCGGGCGTGGGAAGCAGTGGTCCAAAGAGTGAGAACACTGATCAAACCGTGCCAATGATCAGGGAAGAGACGCATTTGCAACTGAAGTTGCGGATCATTGCGAATCAGGTCCACTGTTTTCTCCTCCGTGAGTCTGAGACACATAACGGTCTGCGCCCCAAAAGACGGGGTGAGTTCCAGTTTGTGCTGCAGATCGCGGGTGATTAAACAGCGGACCCAAGACGCCGGTCTCGGGGGATAAAGGCAGGGAAAAAACGGTTCGGGTTCAGGTTCTCGGACTTGCAATTGGATTTCCACGAATTGAGAAGGGGGAGGTAGTAAGTCTTCTGTAAGGACTCGATTGGGGATGAGACGGAATTCAACCATCACGAAAGAACCGACTGTGGCTTTAAGATTCCAAACAAGATGGGCATTCGTGATAGGATCATCGAATGTGGTGTTTGTCCACAGCCAGTCCAAAGGATCATGGCGAGAATAGGGAGATGTGGTCGGTTCAGAATCTGGGCGACAGTGAATCCAATCTCGACCTTGGTCAGTCTCACGGATCCAACCTCCTTCACCCTCCATAGTGCCGGCGGGTCCATGGAAAGAATGTCCCACCCATATGATAGGGGATGAAGGTAGATTTTCAGCGGTGAAACGAATGTCATGAAAAATGTTGACCATGCGGGTGGGAGTCAGTGGACCGTTCTCATAATTGAGCGGGTGACCGTTTTGAGCACGCAATCGGCCTGCACTATAGACATCAACCATAAAAGCGCCACGAACAGGCTCACCAGCCCATTGATTCATGTTGGGCACATAGCGAGTGATATCCTTGGACGTTATGATTGGTCTATAATTGTACAAGCGGATGGGCTCAACGGCACCTTTGTTGACAACGTCCACAATGGCTTGGTCTCGAGGGCTGGAATAAATTGAAAGAAGAGAGTGCTCATCCATACGATAAGCAATTGAATCAGAAAGGGCAGCATGCATGGCACGGGCAGTGAGAGTTTTGCGGATAGCTGCAGAAATTGGATGAGGATGTTTGGCGAGTTCGCTTCTCACCAAACGCGCTGATATGCCTAAAGCATTCAGCCTTTCTTGTTCTTGAATAGTGTTGATAGCGGGGGAATAGCTTAATAACCTCGACACTGCGGTCGGAGGTGCAGGGGGCGTCACGGGTGCCTCGTTGGGCACCCCCATATCTGTGGAACTTGATGAACCACCATATGACACAACATGGGACTTGGAACGCTCTTTTTTCGGGGCCACGCTCTTGGAATCTGGAGCGCGATAATGAAAATCAGAGTTGTTGTTGTGGGACTGATCCTTCTTCACAACTTTCTTCGCGGCGTTGCGCGGTTTCTGTTGAGGTCGAGTAGACATTGAAGGCAAGACAAACTTCG